TCGCTGAATGTCATCTGGCTCATTTGTCTTTTCCTCCTGCTTTTTTGTCTTTTTTCTATTATACCATATTTGCTGCGTAATGGGAAGATTTAATCAGTGTTTCCTTAGCTTTCTCTCTCTATTTCCATAATACCATAAAATATCCCAAAAAGCAAGAAGAATAGATGGTTTATTACTGGAGATACTAAAAGGAAAGAAGCATTTTTGTTTCGTAAAATCCGCCCATTGACTATTCAAGCCTAAAAAGTCACGCTGTTTCCGATATTTTTTGTATTTTTCATACGATTTTTTGACGGCGAAACATTATCCCGTCAATTGCAGTCGCTTTACATATTCCTGCTTCATCTGCATAGAGGAATGCACATATCGATTCAGCGTAATACTGGCATCAGCGTGTCCCAGCAATTCACTCAGCGTCTTTGCATCAAACCCATGGGCAATACAATCTGTAGCATAAGTGTGTCGAAGCAAATGAAATGGAACCTTCCGGATACCACAAAGTTTCAGGATTTTCTGAAATCGATACTGCATCGTTCTCGGTTCTGCCGGTTTGTTTTTCCCAGTAATCAGGTACAGAAAATCCTGTCGTTTTTTCTTTTCCAGCAATGTCAACAGGAATGATGGAACCGGAATTGTCCGCACAGAAGTTCTGCTTTTTGGGGAGCCAATCAGTACCTCAGAACAACCATTTCGATAAACTCTCTGCACCGTTCGTTTTACAGAAAGTGTTCCGTTTTCAAAGTCAATGTCACTCCATTGTAAGCCGCACAATTCACCTACACGCAAACCAGTGAACAAGCACAGCAGAATCGCCAAATCAATGGTCAGCCCTGTCTGAAGAAGATACTGTTCCAACTTCTTTCGCTCCTCAGAAGACAAAACATCCAGCTGCTTTTTCTCTGCTTTTGGCATAGTGAAATGCGTTCCATGAATGTGATACTCCTGCACTGCATACTGTTCTATGCTGTGGTAAACTCGCATAATGTCCTGTACAAACCGAGCAGAAAGTCCGCCTGCCCCACACAATCGACCGCTTTGCAGTTTCTCATAGACAAAATCATTCAGCTGGTGTGTTGTCATATCCGTGAGATACTTTGTTCCGAGATCCGGAAGAATGTGATTGCGAATGATGTTTTCATAGTGAGCATAACTGGACGGTTTCACACGCAGTTTTGCCGCAGAAAGCCATTGACGAGATGCCTCTGCCACGGTCAATTTCAAAGCAGAAACTGGCTGGTTCTGCAAAACAGCTTGAAATTGTGCCATCTTTTCCTTTACCTCAGAAAGCGTTCTGGCATATACAAATTTGTATTTCAGCGACCCATCTTCCTTATGCCCGATCGGGACACGTCCCTCAAACCGACCGTCTTTTCTCTTATAAATGTTGCTGCCTCTTCTCGGCATTTGAAATCCCTCCTGACAAGTTTTCGGACTGTTCAAAACAAGAAAACTCCTGCTTTTTCTCCGATTCTGATGATTTATTCATGAATTTTCAGAAATATATACTTTACTTTTTCTGAAAATCTGCTATAATGATAGCAGATTCGATGCGGTTTTGTCTGAAATTTCTGCAAATAAATGGGCGGATTTTACGAAGAAATTTACATTTCATAGAAACAAAATGCCATGCTGAGAAGATGTGCTTTCCCAGCATGGCATTTTTTATGGTTCTGGATTTGTTCCCTGATACGCTCTTGGCTTGTATGCGTTGTGTCAATTTTGATTCCGTGTATTCCTGGTCTTATTTTGATTTGTTTCCACATACAGAAAAGCGGCATATTGAGTGCCTCTCAAATATTCTCAAAAAAGAAAAAAGTGCCGAAAAATCAGCACTTTTTCACCCATCATCCTTACTTTCTTGACATCAATACCACGCACTCAACGTGCAACGACACCTTGATTTTGATGTTTGCATTTTCGTTAAATTGCCCATACAACCCTATTGAATAAGCAATTTGAATTTTTCTCGCAAATAGCGTATATCTCTACCATCTTAAACTGATTCAATACAATAGGCTAAATTTCCTTACTATTTGTCGATTACAGCAACAAGGTCATAACCATTTTCTTATTCAAATTGTTTGTAAGAATACATCTAATCGACTTTCCAGACTTACAATATTTTGTAGTTTTCTATAGTCCCTACTGGACAGGCCATATGCTTGTCAAATAACACTATATTCTTTCCCTTCAAACATACGGTACTATCGTAAACAATACCAGAATATCCCAATGAAATATAATATTGAGCAATTGTTTGAAACGGGGCATAAGTAATTGCTTTATTATCGCAATTATCGAGTGGCTTGAAAATTTGTGCCGATAGTAATTTTACATAAGTGTATACAATCCACTGAGTAACGACTTTTTCAAATTCTTTTTGATCGATGTTTATTTTAGGAGGAAAACCTGTTGTTTTTATAATTTTTTTACGTTTTTTAGTTTGCGTTTGTACATATTTTTCTAAAGTTGCATTTAATTCTACATAAGAAATATCGTCTGCAATGGTTAGATCTACTAATTTGCACATATCATATTTGGTGTCTCGTTGAAAATGACAAAATCCAAACATGTTTCCTCTTTTGGCTCGACATTCAGCCTGTGCACATTCGTGAATGTCATTATCATTGCCAACCGCCAAATAAAGCCATTCCACATGAGGAGGGCTAAAACGATTATCTTCTTTGATATACTCTTCTTTAGGAAGAAAACGATCATAATTAGGAATCTCATCATTTTTCAATATAGCACCTCTTCCCATTAGCTTATCTTTCAAATCCTTAAAAACAATCGTACTTTGGTCAATACCAGAATGTTTATAAAATAGATCATCATATACCATTAAAAATTTCTGCTTTTTAGCTTTTTCAATTTCATCATAAGAAAATACACCAGCTGCTAAACATTCCCTAAATTCATCCCATGTTTTTCTGATGGCTTGTTCACAATTTTTTATACCACTAAAATCAATAATGCTTCCCATATTTTAATCCTTCTTAGTCTACCAAATATATAGCTACTAATCCACTGTAAGTTTTAGCAAATACACGAGTACCTTTCATAAGTTTAGGATGTGACAATTAATAGTGGATTTGCTTGTGCTTTTTATGGTTTTCAACCTAATATTTGCATTCAATATATGTTCTGTCAAGTCTGTCTATAAATCTTTTCAAATTTCCACCATCTCAAACTGACAAGTATGTTTCTTACTCTTCTTATCATAGTTCACGCCAACAAACAGCACTTTTCCATAATAGTCCTTCAAACAGCGAATATACTTTCGGTCTTTGATTTGTTCCAGTGCAATACCAGTGGTTTGATTCCATTTCAGTTCCACGATCATTGCCGGATTATGGTTTCCGGTTCTCGGTACAAATACCAGATCCGCAAAGCCTTCTCCGCCTTGCAATTCCCGATAAATCGCATAGCTGTCTTGTGCAGAATAGTATGCCAGACTCAGCACACAAGCCAGCGAATTTTCATCGTTGTATTGAATCACAGAACAGTTGTCGCTGTGAACTTCCTGAAGCATTTCCGCCACTTTTTCCGCATTCTGTGCCAGCGTCAATTGCAGCAGCTTGTCGGAACGATGGATGGCATTGTTGACGTTCTGAAATTCTTGTCCCTGGATGGAATTGAGAAATTCCTGCTGCACTTCCTTGTTGGGAATCCAGGCAGTTTTTGTATCGAAGTCGTATGTCAGATATCCCAGATGCACCAGTAAGGTCAGAATATCATCTGCTGTTTCAAAGGTACACATATCGTTCTGGAATGTTTTCGTGTTAATAGAAATGTGTTCTCCGGCAATCATCCGAATGATCTTATCCCGCAAGCCGTTCTCATTGCGAACGATATACATTTTCAAAGCCTCATAGGTTTCTGTCTGTGTCCAGTAGCTGTCAAAGATGCCGTTCATCATCGCTGATGTTACAGATCTTGGATTATAAATGGATACACCATTGACATTATAGCCATCGTACCAATCTTTCGTTTGTTCAAAAGACATATGATAACGTTCACAAAGCTGACGAACTTCCCTCTCTGTAAAACCAGTGAATTCTGCGAGTGCATATTGATTGGTCATAGAGTATTCATCAAACATATTCAGTGCAGAATGTTGACCATATTTCTTGATTGGAAGAATCCCAGTCATATAGGCAAGTGCCACATAGGGTTGTCCTTTCAGAAGATCCCGCAGAAAATCCAGATATTCCTTTTGAGCAGTCGCATTATCCCGATGCACCCGGAAAATGGAATCCCATTCGTCAATGATGAAGATAAACTTTTCTTCACATTGACCGTACAGATCTTCCAACGCAATAATCAAACTGGTTTCTTCCGGCTCTATCCCGGAGAATGTCTGTTTCATCTCTTTTAGCACACGTTTCTGCAAGAAGTCCAGCATTTCATGGACATTTTTGGTTCTGCCAAGGAATTTCTGCATATCGATGTGAATCACATTATACCGGTTCAAGTGCTTTTCAAAATCCGGTGTCTGTGCAATCTGAAACTTGGAAAACAATTCTCTCGAATCGCAGCCCTTGCTGTAATAAGCCGTCAGCATATTCTCTGCCATCGACTTTCCGAATCTTCTGGGACGGCTGACGCAGATCTCCTTGTTTTCTCCAAACAAACATTTATTGGTGAAAGAAATCAACATGGTCTTATCCACATAAATTTCAGAATAAGTAACTGTAGAGTAAAACAAATCATTTCCTGGGTTCAGATAGATTCCCATGATGCAGCACCTCCGTTTTTTCTTAGTATACCATAAATTTAAAGAGAAATCAAGACAGCAACGCCGTTATAAAATCTAAAAATCCTCCCCTGCTTTTATATTTTGCAAAGGAGGATTTTTGAAGTGGTTCACTTTTCAATGGAAACCGCGACACCTGATTGAAATGTAAAATTCAGTCGATCGGAAGAAACCGTTACTTTTGCAAGTAGATGCCGAACCAGTGTTTCATCAAATTCGGTAATGTGATGCGGCTGAGCAACCAAAAATTCCTGCAGTTCCCGCATACGGTCTTTCTGCTCCTGTTGAGAAACATTTTCTCTTAAAGCCTGTTCCTTTTGCTCTCGCAGCCGAAAGATCTCCTGTGCTATCTCCTCATAATCCTCATGCCGTTCTGCACATTCGATCAACTTTTTCTGAAGAACATCTAATTTTCTCTGTATTTCCTCGGGCAGATTGGATTGTTCCATTTCAATCACTTCAGCCATATTTTCCTGTAAGATAGAAAGATATGTTTCACTGCCTCCTGTCAATTGATTCAGAGCCTCTACAAAAGCTTGCTTCAAAGATTCCTCATAGACTGTTCGTGCATGACACGCTCCTTTTTTCTCCAATCTGGTCATACATCGCCACACCACAGATTTGCAGCCTCGGTTATTCCAATGGATTCTGCGGAATTGTTCCCCACATTCAGCACAGTAAAGCAAACCAGTAAAACAGTGTTTTGCACTAAATCCACGCCGTCTGCCCATACAATCCACCTGTGAACCACGCCTTGCAATTTCCTCCTGCACCTGTAAGAACAATGCTCTGGGAATAATTGCCTCATGATCGTCCTCCACATAATACTGCGGCATTTCACCGTTATTTTTAATGCGTTTTTTCTTGAGAAAATCCACAGTATATGTTTTTTGCAGAAGGGCATCTCCCATATACTTTTCATTTTCCAGAATTAACCGAATCGAACTGTCATGCCATCGGGTATTTCCTCTTGCTGTTCGGATACCGTCCCGTTCCAGTCCCCTTGCAATCTGCTGACAACTTGCTCCCTCCAGATACTCCCGATAGATTCGTTTTACCGTTTCCGCTTGTTCCGGATTGATCACAAGATCTCCGTTTTCGTCCTTATCATAGCCAAGAAAACAGCTGGCATTGACCATCACCTTTCCCTGTTGAAACCGATACTGCATTCCCAGTTTGACATTCTGACTCAGAGATTCTGATTCCTGTTGTGCCAGAGATGCCATAATGGTAATCAGCACTTCCCCTTTCGCATCCATTGTGTTGATGGACTCTTTTTCAAAATAGATTGGAATGTTTTGTGCTTTCAGCTGTCGGATGTAATTCAGGCAATCTACTGTGTTTCTGGCGAATCGGCTGATGGATTTTGTGATGAGCATATCAATCTTTCCGTCCATGCAGTCCTGAATCATCTGATGGAACTGTTCCCGATGTTTTGTGGAGGTTGCACTGATGCCGTCATCGGCATAGATTCCAGCAAAGACCCATTCCGGATTCCTGTGAATGACTTCCTCATAATGTGCAATTTGTGCCTGATAGCTGGTTGCCTGTTCCTCTGTATCCGTGGAAACACGGCAATAGGCTGCCACACGAATCTTTCGAGTTTCCTGTGACGCTACAGCATGATTTCTTTGCTTTCGGGGTGGAATTGTAGTGACCTTTGGCATTGTTGCATTACTCCTTGTTTTGTATCAAATGATAAAGATATTCTGCCTGCTGAAATGGCGTATTTCCATCTAATTCTGGTATTTGCTGCGGCAGTTCCAACAAAAATTTTGTCTGTGGACATACTGGCTTTCTCCTCGTTTTTCCAAGTCGCTGCATTACATCTGCACGATGCTGCCACTCTGCATTTGCCCGAGCATATGTTTCTTTGTCCAGAATTGCCGGATAAAAAGCATCTCCAAGGTAGCATTTTCGCTGCAGCATTCGACGAACAGTGCTGTGTGCCATGGGATGACCTGCTGCTCTTGCTGCCGACTGTAAACTCATACCAGCAATATAATTTTGAAAAATAAGGCGAATCTGTGCTGCCTCTGCCGGTATAATCACAGCAGCACCGTTTTCAATTCGGTAGCCGTAAGGAATCTGTCCCATCAAATTTCCTCCTTTAACAGCAAACCGCATTTGAGCCGAAATCCAATATGATTCCGATCATACAAAATTATTTGTTCTGCAAATGCAGAAAACCATGTCTCCTGAAATTCTGTCAACATTGCAGAATGCTGCTCTGTAAATCGCAGCAGCTGTTTTAATTCTGCAATTATCTCAGTTTCTCCATGTGTTTCCTGTTCCAACTGTGCAATTTCCATACGGCAGGACTCCGCTTGCTTCTGCAAAGCATTCATTTCCTGCCGGAATAAAACAGGATCTATGACCTTTTGTGCATACAAACGGTGCAGTGTGTTTTTCTTTTCAGCATGAGATTCCAGCTGCTTTTGCAGTTCCTGCATTCGCCGGACATTTTCATCATTGCTGTTCGTTTTCAGCTGTTCTAACAATGGTTTCAAAATGTGCTTTCTGCTGAAAATCAGTTTGTTCAACATCGTAACAAAAGCGGCTTTCAATACCTCCTCCCGCACATATTTCATAGGACATTTTTGAGCACTTTCAATATGAGCCGCACACGTCCATGCAATTTCATTGCCGCTGTGGATCCTGCGTTTGCAAGTGCTGCCGCATTTGCCGCAAATCACCTTTCCGGAAAAAGCATATCGCTTTTGATACTTTCCTGTACCATACACAATGCCTTTTTCGGCAGCTCGCTGTCGAATGACTGCATTTGCTTTTGCAAAAGTTTCCCGACTAACAATCGGTATGTGATGATCTGAAAGAAGATAACATTCCACTTCTCCATGATTTTTGTGCCGATGAAAATGTGCATCGGTATACGTTTTCTGCAGCAAAACATCTCCCACATATTTTTCATTGCCGGCAATTCCACGAATCGCAGCATCACACCAATGACGTCCATTCTTGAAGGGAATCCCCTGCTGTTCCAACAGATCTGCAATCTGACAAGAACTTTTTCCGGATAACAAGGCAGAAAAAATGTATTTCACAATTTCTGCCTCCTCGGGTTCGAGTCCCATCTCTCCCCTGTCATTTCTGCAATACCCGTAAGGGAAAGACGATGACACATAGGTACCGTTTTGAAACCGGTGCTGTACCGACCACTTCTCATTTCTGGATATGGATAAAGATTCTTCCTCTGCCATGCTGCTGAGTATCGTCAGAAACAATTCGCTTTCCATACTGCCGGTGTCTATGTTTTCTTTTTCAAAGAAAACGGAAACCCCAATTCCTGATAGTTCCCGAACAAGAGCGAGGCACTCCGCCGTATTTCTGGAAAACCGACTGATGGATTTCACCAGAATGCGGTCTACCCTGCCCATGCGGCAAGCCTGTAAAAGGTCTTGCAGTCCAGGACGAATTTCTGCTTTTGTTCCAGTAATGCCAGCATCATAAAAGATGCCGGCGGATTCCCACTCTGTATGCAGTTTGATCCAGGATTCATAATGTGCCTTCTGTGTTTCCAAACTTTCTATCTGGTCATCATGCTCTGTGGAAACACGGCAATAAGCCGCTACACGACATTTTCGATGAACAGCTGCGGAGCGATTTGCCTCAATTTTGGTAATAGTTTTCATGCTTCTGCACCTCCTTTTGACGTGTCCATATTACCTCTTTTTCGGCGGAATTGCAAGCGTTTTCGGCAATAAGTCCACGTAAATTGGAGAGAAAGAATTCCGATTTTTGAGCGTTAATTTGTCATATTCCTCAAAGGAAATCAAACCGGAATGATATAACGCATCAGTCAGCTTTTGAGCACGATGGTAATTCAGTTCATCCATCAATTTTTGTTGTTCCATAAAAGAATCCTCACTGATTGAAATTATCCCAAGAAACATAACCGGTCACATACTGTCCCACTGGTGTCTTTCCGCAGAACTCCGGCTTTGTGGTGATACGATAACGACCGTTCTTGCAGGCAATACCGTCATACAGATAGTAAGTGCCGCTGATTCTTCTGGTTACAGATGTAGTTTCTGCACTGGCGAACAGAGGTGTGTTGGCACGAATGGCAACCTTCTGTCCCTTGGTGAACTGGCTGCCATTGGTGTAGACCACATTTCCGTTGGAATCAAATACAGAATATCCGACCTTGCAAGCTTTTTTCGCATTTTCAAGAGAAGCATACGCACCCAGCTGCGACTTCGCATCTGACCAAGACTTTCTCACCCGGTAAAGCTGCTTTGCTGCAGGAATAGGTGTTGTGGATGCAGAACCTGCATTTAAATAAGACTGTACCTTTTTCTTGAACTCCGCCCAATGCGGCAAAATGTACGCCGGACACATTTTGTACCGATTGTACATGGTGTTCAACTGGTCAATCGTTCCGTTTCGTCCGTCACGAACATTCAGCCAGTGGGTATGCGTGTAGAGATGGTTGATGTCCAATCCATACTGTTTCAGAAGTGCTGCGGCAAGTTTCGCACAATTGTCCTCCGACTTCTTATTCGTAGAATTGTACGCAGAGGACATAATACACTCAATGGCAATGGTTCTGCGATTTCCATTACCACTGCCATCAGCGGCGTGCCAGCCGCTCAGGCTGTGGGGCAGATTCTGCCATGCACATACATTATCCACATAGTAATGGACACGCACATCCTTCATGTTGTTATTGACGGTTGCCCTTGTGTACTGTTCCGCAGGGGTCGTGCCGCTTGCTACTGTGATCCAGTCTGTGTTGTGAACAGTCACACCAATGATTTTCCCCGCCATGGAAACAGAGGGCATATCAATGCGGTTGGGATTGTGTTTGGTGAGTAAATACTCGTTGATTTTTACTCCGTTCAGAGTCGTTGTTGCATCTGGTCTTAAAATAGTCATATTACTTATCCTCCTTGTCGGTTGTTTCTTCTGTTCTGCCGATTTTCGTTTGCAGAACATCAATTGCTTTTTGAATTGCAGGCGGATACGGGATCCCCATTAAACTTGTATTTTCCACAATGGAAAGCAGTTCGTTCAGGCAAAAGCTGATGCAAACAGCATCCCGGATGTAGTTGGTATTCAGCAGAATATCCATCCGAACTGCAACAACGATCAGCATCAAGGTGCATACTTTTTTCGCCAGACCGAACCAGCCGGCTTTGGAAGAAAGTCCGCCGCTTTCCGTGTGTTTCGATTTTTTCATCATGGCGGTGATGATGCCGGTGAAAAAGTCGATTGCCATAAAGACGACCAGTGTCACCAGAGCGGAGTCCCAGCCGCCAAAAATGGCAGTAAAAAAGCCGCCGACCAAGCCGACAGCTACACAAATGGTATCTTTCATTTTCAACCCTCCAGTACTTTCAGGAATCGGATTTTCGGGTGGGAATTGTTGCTTCTGCCTACCCAGGCAAGGTAATATTCCCCGTCAGAAATGCCAGTGCATTCTGTGATGGTGGTGATAAAGGTGTCCGACTGCAGCCATTGGAAATCCAGAGAAACCGCACGATTTGCATTGATCTCTGTATTCACATACACGCCAATAGGAATATCGATCTTCTGCGGTTTCTGCACCAGATACAGCCTTCCGGCTTCGCTGGAACCTGACTGATAGGACACCACGATTTCAGCGTTTTTCGTCAGAGACAGAGGCTTTGCACAAACGGTCAAGACCGACTTATCCCAGTTAAAACACGTTTGCGAGTAGGACAACATGAAATCATTTTCTGCACTGCAAAACTGCGGATAGGCAGTCAGAAAATCCTCCATTGTCTGATACCCGCCATCCAGAATCATACTGAGATTTGGTGCATAGGTCGAAATGGCATTCTGTCCAGACTGAAATAGAATGGTGTAATTTCTGCCGCTTGTCAGGTTATCGATCTGCTTTTGCAGGCTCTCCAAAGTACGTTCTGTCTTTTCTGAATAGACTGTAACCTTTGTGCTAAGCCCATTGATTTGCGTGCCAAAACCATCCCATTGTGCGATTTTAGCAGCAGTGATCTGCTCCAATGCAGATTGATTTTCGTGGGTATGTGCCTTTTCATTCAATGCTGCAATGGCTTCCCGGAATGTTTGGATATTGTAAGTTGTATCATCCTCGAATTCCTGAAGAGCACGCAGCAAAGAGAGTTCATCTGCCGTTAAATCATCTAAAACATCCAGATTTTTATGAATGTGTGCTTGCTGTAAAAGCGGCTGAACCGCATCTTGAACCAGTGCTTTTACAGCATCGTTATCTGGATAATTTGTCAAGTCCGGAGAAACGCCGTCCTTTCCGTCAATCCCATCTCTACCGTCTTTCCCATTTGTGCCGTCCTTACCGGGCAAACCATCTGCACCATTTTTTCCGTCCTTTCCCGGTAGTCCGTCCTTACCATCAATACCGTCCCTGCCTTTCAAACTTTCCAGCCATTCTGCAACTGTTCCCACAAAACCATTTTCTATGGCGATTTCATAAGCAGAACGACCGTCCTTTCCGTTTGCCCCGGTTTGCATCTCGGAAAGCTTTTTCAAAAGCTGCGTATACAGATCCGGCGTCGGCGGAATTGACGTATCCCCATCTGCAACAAAACCAGATGGTCGAATATGCAGTGTGACAGGAACAGTGGTTGCTCGAACCGTGGTATCGCTTTCTGCATCGTAGCCAAACAAACTCATCTTCACCGCACCGGGATGCAGTTCGGCAGGCAGCAAGCAGGTTGTTCCGTCTATGCCAAGCACCACGTTGTATGTTTCCTCACACTGCGTGAACTGCACCACCTTGTGCAGCGTTTTCCAAGCCCCATCGAATACGAACTTTACCGAAACAAATGCGATCTGGTCAGAGGCAATGACCTCTCGCTCCAGTGCTTCGATTTTTTGCTGTTTCACTAAAAATTTCATCATCCGTTTTTCACCTCATTCCACACATTATTTTCAGGATCATATTCCAAATAGCCATCTACACACTGGATCTTTTTCAGATAATTGTTGTAAGAATGTTCTCCGGAAGACATCCAGTTGACCGGTTTGGTGATGGCGTTCCACTGAGCGATCGTCCCTTCATATGTGATGGCTGTTAGACTTTCACAGTATGTCAGCATATTTTCCCCAAAGGTTCTGCAATTCGCAGAAATGGTAAGGCTGGACAATGCTGTACATCTTGTAAACGCAAAAGCACCAATGGAATCACACGCAACACGAGCAGTCTTCAGCTTTGCACAGCCGCTAAAAGCATACTTTCCCCACGTTTTCACGCTGGCAGGCACAGTGACTTCTGCAATGGCGGTGTGCTGAAATGCAAACGACTGAATTGCAGTAACAGCCTGCGGAATCGTAACGGAAGTCAGACCGGCGGTATAGCCGATTGCAGCATCTTCCTGTGCAAAAGCGGAATCACCAATGCTGGTCAGTGTAGCCGGCAGAGATACCGTTTCTGCATTGGCACAATGATAAAACAGACGATCGCCCAAGCCGGTAATGCCATTGCTGATTACAATTTCTTTGATCTGATCGTTTTGATCAAACACAGAATCATGAGAAGTATAGTCATAGGTTGCACACGTTCCACGCAGCAGCAGTTTTCCGTTGTCGTAGAGAACATAGTAGATGTTTTCACCGCATTGTCCGGTTGCTAAGATTTCGCCTGCGGTTAAATCATCTACCTTGGTTTGCAGTTCGGAAATCTGGCTGTTCATTGCATCCAGCCGCTTTTGCAGTTCGTCCAGTGTGGCATTTGTCTTTGCCATTTCGGCAAGCATTTCCGTCACTCTGCACTTACCAAGAATACACTTGCAGTAACCGCATTTGCTCTCGTCCGCACGGCAGTCTGTCAGATCGGAATCCAGAATGCTTGTCGTTCCGGCACGAAGTCTTACAACTGCTAAAGTCAGATAAGTCGTCACATTGTTGTTGGTAAAGGCGGGAATGGTTGGACTGGTGGCTGCTGTACCTGCCAGAATACGAATCCCACAGGTACGAGTAGAACGATCACAATAGATCCCGATTGCTACATAACGATTCAGAGATTCATCTACATAAGAAGAAAGGTCGATGGTATGCAGGGTATCACTGATAAAATAATGACCATCGATCCACGCCTTGCCCGTGCCAAATGTAATGGCTAAATTTTTGACTGTTGGTGCAAAGCACTGCCGGTACGTATCCAGAATCCCGTTGCAGATCAGGCTGGACAAATATGCCGTGAAATCCTCTGCGGTATACACCCGGTCAAGGTTTTGTGCGTTAAAAAATCCATAGGAAAATGCCATATGCTCACTCCGTTTCTTTAAACGTCGGTGTCAGACTTCTGCCGTTCTGGTCGAAACTCTCCACCATGCCGATTAGCTGGATTCTGGGTTGAATCAAACCAAAGCGTTTCTGTTCCACAGTCACATAGTCGCCCACAAAGTAATCCTTATTGTACTGATACTGGGTGGAAAAAGCAGCAATAGCGGATTCCGATGCCGTTTTCGGCTGTACCAGATGTTCTGCACCGCTGCTTTTCAAAATTTCCAGATATTCCGCATCGGTCACATCTTCTTCCTGTGCTGTGTTTCGCTCGTCTACATAGACCTCATAGCGGTCAAGATAGGTCGGCTCTGCACTGGAACAGAAGGTCGTGCGTTTTCTGGCACTGCCCTCACCGCAGCCCAGCACATAGGCGAAGTTTTTCTGCACGGCATCGTCCGCCGCATAGGAAAAGGATAGCAGGTTGTTGTACGCATCAGAGAATACGATATGAGGATTGTCGTCCTGCAACAAACTGCGGTCTGTTCCGGAAAACAGGTCGCATTTTAGGGTATTTCCATTCAGCCGCACATTTGCCGAACCGTCGATGGTTTCACAAAGGCTGTACAGCCATTCTAAGATGTTGTCATAGCTGACCTGCATGTGTGCGGTTTTCTGCCAGCAGTCACCGGAAACCGTACCCATGGAAAAACCGGGCAGATTGCGGATTCCGGCAGAAATCACATTGCGGGACAGCACCTTGCGGACGATGTCCTCATAGCTGCCGTTTGCAGTGATGGTGGGATAGATGATTCTTCGTTCCAGCAGGCAGGCAAGAAACCGCCCGGTGACCGTCAGGTAATCGCCCTTTTCGGCATCGGTCTCCAATTGCAAAGACTCAATAACGCCGAAGTGCTGTGCATCATCGCTCCTTGCCACAATTCTGCCACGCTGAAAGATGGATACATTCTGCGGACTGGCAGCGATATACACCTCAAAGTAGCCGCACTGGTAGAACTCAATGTCCCACAGGAGAGAAGAATAGCTGTCACAGATGGCTTCCAGTGACACAGAAATCTGATCTTTCAAAGCTATCAAGCTGTAAATTTCCAACTGCATTTCTCACACTCCCAGATAAGAATTGCGGTGCATCAAGGTCACTCGCAGTTTTTTCACCCCACGAACTGCCTCGACCCGAAAGGTATTTGTGCCTTCCTTCAAGGTCAGCCAAGTCGAACCGGAAACCAGCCGGTTCAGGATGTTGCTGTCTACGCCATTGCGTGTCAGCGTGACGGTCTTGTTTCCGGTTTTCGTGGTAACCGTAATGACATCACCGGTCAGAATATCGCCTTTGATTTGCAGATACTCGCCGTTTTCGTTGTAGATTGTCGGTGTCACTGCTACTATTTCTTGCGGAATGTCGCTTGGCAATGCCTCGATTCGCAGCGTGAATCCAGTTTCATCCCCGTCATTGGTAATGGAAAACAGATTGTTGTTGGAATACACACCCAAAGGAAACGGAGCATCGCTCTCCGGAAAAGGAAAGTGAAATGCTCCGGTGATGCCGCTGTAATAGGCATAGAAAATATCCCGGCTGTACCAGTAAATATCCGGACAGAGAATGGAGATCTGCCCGCTGATCTGCTGCTCGAAATTTGACACCTCGCAGGTTTCTACATACCCCTCGGCATAGACATCGATGTTCGCCGTCTTGTACCAGATCTTGATGTATCGGGACGGCTTGACCACCTGATACAGCTGATGCCGCCGTTTCTCGATGCCAATGCCACGCATGGCAAAGGAGATGACCACGTTTCGTTTTTCGATGAAGGCATTGTTGAGGTAGCTGCCGTTCATGCCTGCATAGCTTGAAGTGCTGACTGTCCCAGCAGGCGGATTCAGACCTTCGATTTTGGAGGTCATGTATTGGTTGGCGGTGATGGATAGGTTTATTTGTTCGCCGGTTTCGTTTTCGAGGGTGAGGGTGAAATACATGAGATACCTCCTTGTTTTTTCTGGTGGGGTGTGGTATAATAAATGGCAAAAGAGATAATCATATCACAAATAAAATCATGAAAGTGCAGGATATTTATGAAACGTCTTATATTGATTATTTTGCTATTCTCAGTAATATCGCTATGTGGTTGCAATATTGAGGAAAACTTTTATGAAAATGCTATCGGCTCAAACGCTATAACTTCAGAAATAGAATATTCTGATGAAGAAAATGCGGCAATTGAAGTCGGCGAATACTTTTTGGAAAACTACAATAATCAAAACTTTTCAAAAGAAGGTATTTATTACATTGATGCCAATGATAAAGACATACCATATGATTTATCCATCGTCAAAAAATGTACAGAAAATGAGTTCTATTGGGTTGCGTTTTATGATGAGCATACGGTATTCATATACAAAGGTGCAATTTTTCATACGGCAAGGGGTTATTTAGTTACTGACGGTACTGCCCCAGAAGATGTTGCCGAAAAGTCTGAAAAATTGGGGTTTGATGAGAACACTATGAAAATCTCAAAAGCAATATCCGATAGATTATATTATGTCAGAGCGGGATTGTAACCATTTACACATTCAATGCATTCCGTGTCAGTCGATAAATCTCCAACCGTGACAGTGCCTTCGGCGATTGATTGGTCTGATTCACTGTTTTCCGGTTGTCCGTATTGTAATAATTGTTCACCGTCCCGCCGGAATTATCGGGCAGCATTGCTCCGGAAATCCCATGCAAGCTGTAATTCAAATCAGAATCCATGGTCAGCTGCATGGCTTTCGCCACACCGCCTACGGCTTTCTCCACATACTTCTTGCTTTTGTCGATGCCGTCTGCCAGCCCTTTCATAAAGTCCGGCATCCAACTCTCGTAGTCCGTCAGTGGCCCTTTATCCGGCACGGAAAAGTGCAGGAAATCCCGAATGGTATCGGCAACATTGGTGACGCAGTCCGCCAGCCAGCCGATGGCACTCTGAATGCCATCAATGATTCCCTGAATGATATCCCGTCCCCAGTTCCAAGCATCGGAAGCCAGTCCCTTGATATATCCGACAGCGGCATCAAACCCATTCTGAATGGTGGACTGGATACCGCTGATCTTATCAGAAACCGCAGAACGAATGTTGTCCCAGATGCTGGACACCGTAGAAGAAATGCTCTGCATCACGTTGGAAATGGTGCTCTTGATGCTGTTCCAGATGTTAGATACCACCGATTGGATGGCGTTCAGAACATTGGAAACCGCAGAAGAAATCTGATTCCAGATAGACGATACCACAGAAAAAATGGCATTCATCACACTGGAAATCGTGCCGGAGATGCTGTTCCAGATGGAAGAAACCACATTCCAGATTGCAGACAAGACAGACGAAATGAAACCAGATACAGCATTCCAAACCGTAGTCACCACATCTTGAATTGCCGTTAAGACCGTGGAAATTGTAGTAGAAATGGCATTCCAGATGGTTTCAAAGGTCGTTCGGATACCTTCTAAAATCGGCGTTAAAAATGCCACGATTGCATTCCAAATGGCACTGATCTTCTCCGAGATCCAGTCCATCACTCTGCCCACAATGATTTGGATGGCTTCAAAAATCGTTTGAAACAGATAGCCGAATGCCGTGATCAGCGGTTCTAAGGTGGTGTAAATGGCATTCCAAACGGTCGTAATGACGTTATAAATTGCCTGAAACACCGTAGAAACCACATTGTAAATGGCATTGAAAATCGTGCTGAAAAAGTTGTAGATCGCTGTAAAAATGGTGGTGAAGAAATCCCGAATCGCCGTAAATACAGTTGTTGCCACCGTCTGAATGGCAGTGACAATGGCGGTGAAGGTATTGGAAATGGACGTCCAGGTGTTGACGAAAAAGTCCCGGATTCCGGTAACGATTCCCGTGAAGAAGAAAGCAATGCTGTTCCATGTATCCACGAAAAATGTTTTGATGGAAGTCCAGACTTCGTTCCAGCTTGTTCCGAACCACCCCAGCACCACATCCGCAATACCTTTCAGAGTATTCATGATATTGCGGAACGTGTTGACAATGAAATTCCAGATAGACGTAAAAATACCCTTGATGCCATTCCAGCACTGTTCCCAGTCACCAGTGAACAGACCAATCAGAACATCCAGCAGCCCCAGAAGAACGCCAGTAAACTCTGAAAAGATGTTGGAGATATTCTGAAAAACGCCTTCAAAAATGGGAGCCAGCAGATTGCACAGCCCGTCCCACGCTGCTTTCAGCACATCGGTGAAACTCTCAAAGTCGAATCCCAGAGCATTTAGCCGGTCAGTGATGCCCTGTGTCAATCCAGTAAAGGTGCTTTTGATTTGCTCCCAGATGGCGATGATATTGCTTTTGAATTCGTCATTGGTTTTCCAGAGATGCACAAAGGCAGCCACCAGAGCGGCAACAGCTGCGATAATAGCAAGCAGCGAACCTAATGACACGCCCAACGCTCCGGTAATGGCTCCGATGCCACTCTGCACAGACGAGAAAAGGGCAGGCAGTTTGGACACTGCGGAAAAGACCGTTCCCACGCTGGAGATGGTCTTTCCAAGCACCACCAGCATCGGACCCAGAGCAGCAGCCACCAGTGCAATTTTCGCAATGGTTTCTTTGGTCTGCGGGTCTAATTGGTTCAGCTTGTCCACCAGTTCCTGAATACGAGAAACAATAGAGCGAATGGTGGGCATCAGAATATCGCTAAAACTGATCGCCAATTCTTCCAGCTGAGATTTCAAAATGGTCACTTGTCCGGCAAGGTTATCCTGCATGACCGCTGCCATTTTTTCGGTCGTGCCATTGTAGCCATCTACTGTATCCGAACAGGTGTCAATGGCATTGGACAGCTTTTCAAAGTCCGCCGGGGAACCATTGATGATCGCCAGCATACCGGACATGGCCTCTTTGCCAAACAGCGAGGCAGCAGCCTGTGCCTGTTCTGCCTCGGACAATCCGCCCAATTTCTGTCGGAGTTGTTCCATGAGTTCCCGTAAAGAATACATCTTGCCGGAACTATCCGTCAGAGAAATGCCGTATTGTTCCATGGCAGATGCTACCGTGTCTGTCGGCTTTGCCAGATTGGTAATGGCGGAACGCAGTGCTGTACCAGCCTGTGAGGATTTGATACCGGCGTTCGCCATTAGTCCAATGGCAATGGCAGAATCCTCAGCTGAGTATCCCAGAGACCCCAGCACCGGAGCGGCATACTTGAAAGTTTCGCCCATCATGCTGACGTTGGTATTGGCGTTGGAACTTGCGGCCGCCAGAATATCCGCAAAGTGTCCACTGTCCGAAGCAGACAAGCCAAAAGCAGTCAGAGCATCTGTGACAATGTCCGAAGTAGATGCCAAGTCCTCACCGGAAGCGGCGGCAAGGTTCATGATGCCTTCGATACCGCTGAGCATATCATTGGTTTTCCATCCTGCCATCGCCATGTAGTTCATGGCTTCCGCTGCCTCACTTGCAGAGAACTTCGTTTTACTGCCCATTTCACGTGCTTTTTCCCGGAGAGCATCCATCTCTGAACCGGTCGCCCCCGAAACAGCTGCCACCTTTGACATGGCAGAATCGAAATCCGCACCAGTTTTCACGGCAATGGTTCCCAGAGCTGTGACACCAGCGGTGACCGGCAGCAGCTTTTGTCCCACACCGGAAATTTTGTCCCCGGCGGACTGCAGCGTTTCTCCCAGAACGCCCATCTTTTCCAAAGCGGTGTGAGAATTGTTTGCTTCTGTGGTTAAGCGTTTCAGTTCGTTTTCGGTTTCGATGATTTCACGCTGCAAAGCATCATACTGCTGCTGTGAGATTTCACCATTTGCAAGAGCGGTATTTGCCTGTTCTGCGGCAGTTTTCAGCACTTCCAGCTTTTCTTTGGTGGCAGATACCGCATCCGCCAGCAGCTTGTGCTTCTGGGATAAAAGTTCCGTGTTGGTCGGATCAAGTTTCAGCAGTTTCTGGACATCTTTCAGCTGCATCTGCGTACCTTTGATGTCCTTGTTGACACCTTCCAGTGCTTTGGACAGCTTGGTGGTATCGCCGCCGATTTCTACGGTGATGCCTTTGATGCGGTTTGCCATAAATTTCACCCCCTTATCAAAATTTATCAAAGTCACTCTGATCCGCTAACATATGATATTTGTATTCGTCATTCTCCCGTTCGGTGAACATATCATTCACCAGACCAATGGTCAGAAAATCCAAATCGCCCATTGACAAACCAAGCTGAACGCACCGCAGCAAAAATAGTGGTGTGGTCATCGGTCGGTCAATCGGGCGATGTTTTTTTTAGACTTGACCTGCGTTTCTACGTTCAAACCCCAGAGATCGATCAGCTGCGGCAAAATCTCATAAATGCTGAATGTGTTAAACTGTTCCAGAAAGTCGTCCGGATTATCAGGAACATTCTCCGGAGCAGCGTGTTTTGCCATGATATAGGCGATGTTCTCAAATACCTCAAGGCTTTCAATGTCCAGTGCGGAAGATTCCTCTGTATTTTCTCCCACAGACTTTTGCAGTGCTGCAAAGTCCTGATAAATATCTCTGCGAAATTTCAGACGATACAGCCTTGGAACCGCTGCACTTGCCTTAAACGGCACATCAATACCATCAATGGTGATGTTCTTCTGAATTGCCATACTGCACCCTCCTTACGCTTTTACAGATGCTGCGGATGCTTTACCACTCTGTACAGCGGCAGCCAGATTTGGCATATATACCGCCTTATACCAGTTCTCATAAACTTCGGCATCCGTTTTCTCACAGGTTTTAGTTTTTACCAAACCACTGTTCAATGCCGTTGCGGTCAAAGACAGCGTTTCCGTTTTAACTTCCTTTTCGTCCTCAATAGTGCTGGATTCTGTTGCCGGACGAGAGGCAGAGCAGCAGAACAGACAGTGACGAATTTTATTCTTATCGCCACTGAATTCAAACAGCAGTGCAAACTGCGATACTTCTGCGGTATTGGTTTCCGTGAGAACGCCCTTTCCATCCAGCTTCTCACCGAGAATGTCTGTCGCAAACTCAAGCGGAACCAGTGCGATTTCAAGATCTCCAGTGTAACCAGAGTTATTGTTGATCACATAGTACACACCATCGTCAGCGTAAAAATTGGATGCTTCACCTTCTGCCTCGATAGACAGCGACACTGCACCGGGAATGCGAACCGGCTTTGCAAATGTCGGCACACCTTCTTCATCATAAGAAGTGATTTTTGCATAGTGAACTTTGTTCAGACCGAATTTTACCTTGTTTTTCTCCATTGCCATATAGATCAAACCTCCATCTCATAGAGTACTTCATACAATTCTTCCGAATCAATGAATAGTTCTGTTTTTGTGTAATAAATTTCATGCTGGGCAAGCACTGCCTCCACCTGTTCTTCCAGTTCCGGCTGCTTTCGGTTCGTGTACAATTCCACGTCCAGCTGTTTGAAACTGAAATATGCCAAATTGTCTGCCGAAAACGTATTCTCTCCGGGAGATAAGAACAGCAGAAAAGGCGGTGCAGGGCTTTCGCCCTCGGCAAAATGATGGTAGGCGAAAGGCAGTCCCATCTCTTCCATCATTTCTGCGATTTCTTCGTAAGTCATGACAATGCCTCCTCGATCAAATGCTCCAGCAACTGTACACCGTTTTCTTCCGCAGGGGCAATATGCGGTCTACCGGATACACGACCACCGCCACGCTTGGCATGCCCCTTTTCCAGAAGATGTGCCAGTTGATATCTGTTTTTAGAATGTACTGTCATCTCCAAAGAGTGACTGTTTTCACCAGTCTTTTTCGTTGTCCAGCTTTTCGCATACTTTCCCGTGTCTGCCGGAGCGTTGGCAGAGATCTCATTTTTCACTTGCGTTGCAGACTTCCGAACTGCTTTTTTCATAGCGGTATTCGCAAGGTCTGCATATTCCTGCAAGCCCTGCATGATTTCCTCCGCAAGATCGTCAATACTGGTCATTTTGCCCTGCCTTTCTGGCTTCTGCAGTAATTTTCAGATAATCCTTGTGCAGATAATCCGGTGTAACACTGGTGATGTTGTATGTGACATCCCGAAACAAGATTAGGTTGCCTGTTACAGACGGCATCCAGTGCTGGTTTTGCCGAATGAGGAATTCCAGTGTTTGTGTTTCTTTGGTCACACCAGCGTCCGTATGCTCCGAAGAAGCTTTCAAAGTCACTTTTGCCCAGCAGGAAAAAGCTTCGTCCCACACAGCGGTGTGATTGCCGATTTCATCGGTAACAACACGATTTTCCAGAAAGGCGATTCTCTGATTGAGTGTTCCAATTTCCATCAAATCACATCCTCTCGCTGTGCAAACAGCATGGCACGAAGCGTTAACGTCAGCTTGGAAAAGTCTGCAGTATTGCGGTTTTCATAGAGATAAGAAACCGTGTAGAGCATCGCTGTTCGTACCACATCTTCGTTTTCTGAAAAGCGTTCCTCGTCCATTCTTCCCACATCCATTACCAGCTGTTTTGCAGTTGAAATAAGGGAGAGCAACAATGTATCGTCATCTTCAAAATCAATCCGCAGATACTGCTTGACTTCCTGTAAAGTTACCACCCACTCCAACCCCTTTCTCTGATTACGCTTTCTTGATGGTAAGTGTCTTGATAGCTTCTGGAAGAATTAGCTTTCCGTCAAGTCTCTGACTTGCAAGAAAACCAACCTGACCTGTCATGGCAAAGAGTTCATTCAGTCTCTTGAAAGAACGTCCCTGTCTGTCAGCCACCCAGTAATAGCTAAAGTCACCGAATGCCATGCACTTGTTGCCTGCCTTGATTTCCGGCACATAGCTGGATGTCTTGTAAGGACGATTGAGGATTGTATCCGGCACACCTGCCTGCACGGACGGAATCCAGATGTAATTGCCTGTGTTATCCTTCAGCTTGCGAAGTGCCTTCACTGTGGAATCGTTGAGCACCCATACAGCTTTCTTGCGGTACGGACTTCTGAGGGAGTAGAAAAGTTCCATCACATCATCAAATGTAATGCTTGCACCTGTGGTGGAAGTGCCGTCTTCCGCACCGCCTGTAGCATTAAAAATGCCGGTCGGTTTTCCCTTGCCATCACCAACGAAGAACGCCTCTTCTTCCTTAGAACCGATTCTTCTTGCGAACTCCTTTGCAATGTAGGACGGCAGGTCAAAAACAGAATCATTCAAAAGTTCTTCTGAAATTTTAATTGCTGTTCCAAGCTTATATGCGGAAAGCGATGCCTGCCCAAATGTATCATCAGAAAGAGAATACTGCTGTTCCTCGTCCATCCAGACAGCCTCGCCCTTGGAAGTCACAATCGGAATCTTGCGGTCGCCGTTGGAAGTT